GGTTGAGAGCCTTACCCTAAAGGGACAGACCTATACGGGCGATGGTGGCAGCGGTGTGTATGTGATAAGAAGGAATGACTCTACACCGGCCACGGATAGTAACGTGTATTCCGCATTGCGCTCCTTAGTAATGTTCCTTCGTAAGGATCAAGCGGACGGAACAAATTTCTTATTGAAGTTCGGCAAGTTCATCGACTCCATGATTGCCGGTAAAGGTGCCGGTATCTATCCTGACGGGCGCGGTCAGTTCGAGCGTCTTGAGGTACGCGGCTCCGCAGTGTTCAAGGAAATCATCTATAACCGTCTGAACGCACAGGAAGGCGACACCTCATATTCCGAGAACGGAGTCATTGAGTCCGTGGCTTTAGAGAGCGACGGAACTTATACCCTGAAATTGCGCAAGCGCTGGGAGAATGACTTCACCGCATTCCAGGAGGGTGATATAGTGTACGGGATTGTAAACAACCTCTTTTCAACGGGGGAGTATTACGCCTCGTGGATGCGCGTGCTGTCCAAGAATGTCCCGGCCAACTCCATCTCGGTGTTGTCATACCCGGACAGTGAGGTGCCGGGCGGTAAAAACTATCCTCCCACAGAGTTGACGATCATTACCAGAAGAGGAAACGCCTTCAATGAGGACAGGCAAAGCTACTGGTATTTGTCCGCCACCACGGATAAATGTCTTGTCTGGCTGGAAGGAGTAACGAAGCCTGTCTTGGAACAGAACAACTATTACATGATATTGGGGCGTTTGCCCAATTTGGATTTGTTTGACAATCTCCCCGTCAACTATAAGCACTCGTACATATTCGCCCGTGCCGGCATCTTCGGTGAACTTTACCGTGTGGACTGGCAGGGACTGCCCGTACAGGAACTGGTGGACCGTGGCTTTTGGTCGGCCGAAGTCGCGTCCTCTGACAATCCTTACACCAATACGCAGGAGCGGGCGGACACGGTTTGGCACTACGGCTGCAAATGGAAGTGCCTGATGACGGGAACAGCCGACGAACCGCAATATGCGGCGGCCGGATGGGCGATGCTGGAAGGGAACCCGGAATTTACGATAGAGATCGGCAGCACAAAGGGGTGGTATTTTGATATCGAGACTTTTTCCACAACGCTATATATTACCGGCAAGCTGTACAACCGTGACGTGACAGATCATATACTTGACGCTGATGTGAGCTGGACACGTGATACCGGGAATGTATCAGAAGATAACGCATGGGCGGTGAAGCGTGCCGGCGCCGGGAAAAATCTTCCTCTGACGATAGATGATCTCGGACCGAATTATACCAACATGCGGGTGTGTACGTTTAAAGCACAGGCGTTATTGCGTGACGGGCAGCAGTTTGAAGTGGCGGAGAATTTTGTAACATTTTAAAAATATAAGATTATGGGTAAAGTATCAGTAAAAAAAGTAAGGTTTGTGCAAAAAGAAAGTTCTCCCCAAGAGTGCTGCAACACTTCGGAGAGAACATTCAGTGAAAGAATTTGTACGATTGGATTTTCAAGAAGAGAGCCTTGCCTCAAATTAAAGTGTGCTACATAGCGACACTTGGGGCATATATTGACGATTACAGGTATATAAGACGCCTTATCGGAGTCTGCCTTTACCTTACAAAAATAATGATTAATAGGAACAATGGCAACAAAGCAACGAAAAATAGAAATCAACTACCGGCTGTTACAAACCAGTTGTAACATCGAGGTGGTGGGCAGCGTGCCGGACATGCAGGTCTACCAGGCTGACAAAGCTGAATACACTCCGGACTATACGCTGACACCGCTGGTCCTGTTTCCGCGGTGCAACGCCACCGATCCGGAAGCGGTGACTAAAATCGGGGCGGTCAACTCCAGGCTGACCAACATGAAGTGGTACGAGCGCATCGGAACCACACGCACACTTATCACATCGACAAACACAGGCTACAGCATTACGGAGTCCGGTGACAGCAAGGGACAGATCACAATGAAAAAAAATGTCACCGTCCTAAAACCCGTCACGCTGGAGTTTTACGCGGAATATGCCGACACACGTACCGGACAGCTGTTTACTTTTCAGATGAGCCGTCTTGTCCGCGCGGTTGACGGTACGGATGCGATCCCCGTATTGACGATAGACAGCCCGTCCACGCTGGACTGGAACCCGGTGCGTGACATCACCGCACAGACCATCACGGCCAAACTGATGGTAGGCGACACGGACGTGACGGCTACGGGCAAATGCAAGTTCTTCTGGTACCGTCTGTTGTCTACGGGAGCGCTGGAGGCGATAACCACAGGAGCGGGTGACAACGACTGGGAGTTTGTATCACTGAACAAGAATGTATATAAGATTGACCGCAATTATATAGGTGATGACATCACGATTGTCTGCAAAGCCACCTATGCGGCTTCCGGGACTCCGGCATCAACCCCGGGCATATCGGACCCGGCAGTCTCTACGGTGATACGCCGCAGGATTCCGAAGATTGAAGCCGACTGGGAGGGCGTACCTACGGGTGTTCCGGATGGGACTTACGTCATCTTTCCCAGACCCGTCATTCGGGATACCATGGGGGTTATCCCGAATCCGTCCGCCATGTTTAACTGCCACTGGTACGTCAAGAAGAGCGGAGATGCCGGATATGCCAAGGTTGCCGACGGATACTCTCCCAGGATACCTTTCAGCAACGGCATGATGTTAAAGCTGGAGGTGGAGGACAGAGGCCCTTACGTGGCGCTGACACAAGGCGGCAAGGTGCTCACACAGGGGGGCAAGGCGGTAGTAGTAAGAAAATTTGGATAACATTAAAAACAATAGTAGTATGGCATTTTACATTAAAGTAACGAAGGAGGTTGCCGACCGGTTGCATCTGACCGATATCCGCAACAGGACAGCGGATGGCAATGTATTATTGTGGCAGGCGGACGTGGCACGTTTCCCCGGCGACACGGTATTTGACAGGGCCAAGGAAGCGGGCGGCATCTGCCTGACCCCGCAGGCAGCGAAAGAAGAGATAGACGGTACGGACCATCCCGTCGAAGTATTCACACCTGCCTCTTGGGGGGAGGACAACACCGAAAGCTCCGAAGGCACGGATAGTACGGGAACGACCGGGGAAGGAGGAGCGTCATGAGTTTGGCCAGCGCGACCGGACAGGTCATATTTTCGCAAAAGGGCGGCGTATACATGCCTGCCATCCAGTGTAACCAGGGAGATCTGTATCAGGAGTATATGGGCGAAGCGTCCGCGCCGACGAACATCGCACCGGATTTCGCTTCGCTCAAGCCCGTCTTGTCCTTCATTCTCACCTCTTCGCGGGTGGCGGAAGGGCTGGTGGTCCCTTCCTCCATGAGATGGTATTTCAATGATGTCGAGATCAAGTTCTCGGGCAATGTCTCCACCAACACGTTTGGCGGTGAGACGGGACATTTCAAGTTTATCCCCTACCAGCCCGGTACGACGGATTACTACGGATTGCAGATCGTCAAGAATCTGGTCAAGGCGAGCGGAGCGGCCTCTTGTACCATCAAGGGTGAAGCTACCGTGACGATAGGGAATACCAGCGACACCGTCCAGTTCGTCTATAGCATCCCCATCACCAAGGGGGTCGGAAACCAAAAGCATGTGACGATCATTGCCGGTGACAACAAGTATTTTACCCTTCGGGACAAAGGGCAGAGCTGCATTCTGAAAGCCGTAGCGCGCATGGGCAGTGACGAGATCACTACCGGACTGGCGTACAAGTGGTACAACCAGGTCTACGGTGCGTGGAGCGTGCTGAGCGGAAAGACCACACAGACATTGACCGTCACCAACGATATGGTTGACACGACAGGTGTGTTCAAAGTGGAGGTGTACCAGGGCGGCAAGCTCATCGGTCAGGACACGCAGTCCGTAATGGATGCGTCCGATCCGTTTGATTTGATCCTGAATCCCACGCCCGAGGACGAGACCATCCGGGAAAGTGGTGACACGGTGGTCTATAAGCCCATTCTGGTCAAGCGTGGGAGTACCACCAAGTACAAGGACATGACTTTCTATTTCGTGTTCATGGACAGTGCAGGAGTAGTCCTTAACCCGTCTACTTCCGGTACAGCAGCCACTTCCGGCACGTGTACTTGGGACATGTGCCAGCAGGCAGGAGGCAACGTGGCATGGACCATCACAACCAAGGAATAAGGAGGTGATATGCCGTTGGTGACTAGAACCGGACAGGTCAGTTTTGCTCCAAAAGGTGACAAGGGAGATAAGGGAGCGCGCATGCGTATGCGTGTATGGGGGGCGTCTGTGTCTTACCTGGAGGGCAAGCAAGGGCAGCAGTTTTACGACATTGTACTTTATGACAACCTGCTGTACCTGTGCATCCGTTCGCATACGTCGGTTTCGACGGAAACCCCCAAACAGAATGTGGCTTCGGGAAAAATAAAATACTGGGAAGTAGCACAGAGCTGGACTTTTATCGCCACCAAGCTGTTGCTGACCGAGAAGATCAAGGCGTCCATGATTGATGCGGACGGTATCAGGGCGGTCAATGTGGACATCAGCGGAAAAATCACGGCGGATAGCGGACGTATCGGTCCGTTTTCCATAGATTCCGGCATGTTGTCCTCAAAAACTCTTTATGAGGGGACGGATTCCCATGTCGGTTTCAACCTGTCTGCCGGACAAATTGAGTTTTATAACGAAAGGACATTTGCACGTGTGAAAATCGGGGGAAACACGCAGTTTGTCACCATTGAAGGGATTAAGTATGATGCTGGAATTGACATACAGAGTCCGAATGCCATGATCGGGATGCACATCAAGACTCCGAGCATTCCTCTGTTCGTGGAGGGAGGTAACATTTTCCTTCATCCGAACAATGACAGCTATGTTTCTCTTCGTGGCATAGTTGGCAACTGGAGGAATATCTCTGTCAAAGCTTCATTGAACAACAACGATGATAATGTGATGTTTATTAATACGGGTAATATAGAAGTGACACTTCCTCCGGATGTTCCGGGACATACTATATACTTCAAACGTATGAGCGGCGGAGTAAGATTGACAGGAGGACGGATCCTGCCTGCTCCCGGAGGACAGGAGGTGTCTTATATTGATTTGGATTTTGCATCCGGCTTCATTAAGTGTATGGGTAATTATTGGGTTATGTTTTATTGCGGATAATTTAAATATAAAGTATGAGAATAAATTTTGCACAATTCCCTATTTATGATGGGATTAAAAAAGAAAAGCTTATAGCCAGTAACATCACTGAGGCCTTCGGTGACTGGATATATAAGAACGTAGCGGGCTTGAAGGCGCATCTCCTTGCGGAGAAAATCTTCAAGTCGACTGTAGATGGTGTGGAACTTGACGAAGAGGAGGTGGATATCATAAGACGTTCTACCCCTATGTTGTCCGGCTTGCTGGCCGATTCGTTGAATGATTATCTGGATAAAAAGAAGGAGGAACAACATGAAGATTGAGAATTTGGAACGCGCCAGCCGAATCAATGACGAACTGGCGAAACTGAAGCTGGCGAAAAATACATTGAATAACGGAGGCTATGTCCGTATCTACAGTAGCGCCCGGTCAAGTGCCGGATGTGTGGAACTGGATATAGCGAACTTCAATGACGAGGTGAATACGTGTATAGACAACCATATTGCTGAACTTGAATCAGAAATAGAAACGCTATGAAAAAGGTATATTGTAACAACCTTCTGGCAAAGGTGCTGCTTGCGTTCAGTTCTTGCCATACGATAACAATCGGTCCGTTTGTTTTAAGCAAGCGACCGGAAGAGAAAATCACTCAGAAAGTGAAAAACCATGAGTGTACCCACGCCCGTCAATGGGTTGAGATGGCAGTTGCCACCGGTACAGTTATCTGGATCTTGCTGTTGTGTTTTGACCTTTCCGCCTGGTGGCTGGTACTGGCCGGGCTGGCATTCTATCTCTGGTATGGTGTGGAGCTGGTCAGGGCGGTACGGTTGAAGGATGCCGGCAGGGCGTATAAGATGGTATCGTTTGAGAGGGAGGCATATTCCAACGAGGATGATCCGAATTATATTGAGAACAGTAATTATTTTGCATGGGTGAAGTATTTGTTTTAATTTTAAAATTTGCATTATGGACTTGAATAATATAGTTGGCTTTAAAGCTGTGGATAAAAACGGCAACGAACGACAGGTGACCGTCGATGAGATGACAGAATTAGTTTCCGCACGGATTGTTTCCGCTGCATCAGAAATATCAACATTTGCTGCCGCTGCGGCAGCCGGAACAGATGAGTTTGAGGACCAGTTGCCCCAGTCCGACACCTTCTCTTGGCTCCGTACTTTGGACGGTTCCAAGAACCCAACTTTAACATCTTCTTCGGCTGCCGCGAAAGTCCTGGGAGAACTGATCGGAATAAATGATACGTGGATAAGAAGACGGTTTGCAATAAAAGACTGCAACACAGCTATAGCCGGAGCTTATAATGTGGACGATTCCACAACCAATAACTTCCCTACAGGAGCATATAAGTTTGGAACGTTACTTGTGGCAAACTCTGGCTTTTTTGGATCTCAGTATTTTGTTCCTGACAATTTTAATGTAGATCCATACATATATATTCGGTCTATTGGTAACAATGGAAATACTTTCAATCAATGGGCTAAAATTAAAGTAACAATTATAACATAGATATTCTTCATGGAACGACCTGGGAGAACTTATCGGCACAGTAACAGCCAAT